ACTGATGCAGGCTCGTCACCTAATTCGTTATTTGAAAAATTAGGTGTTAAAAAAGTTTCTACAGCCGCAGGCCCTAATGTTATACAAGCGGCCGATGCGTGTAATTATGTAGGACAATCAAGCATGGGATTTAGTAAAGAACGTAAAGGAGATACTCCTTACGGTCAAGAAAATCAATCATATGATCAAACCACTGGAACATATATTCGAGGAGACGTAGATTCTCAAATAGATCCAGCAATTAGCGAATTTAAATTTGCTCAAGGTACTGATATAACAAATTCAATCAATCAAGTTATTTTGCAAAGTGACTATGCACGTCAAGCACTCAAAGGCGAAATGATTGACGACCGAGGTTTCTTGCCTTGGTGGAGAATTGACACACAATTTTATCAAATTAGTGATGATTCTAATCTGTCTAAAACAGGAACCAAGCCTCGTATAGTAGTATATCGTGTGGTGCCATACAGAGTAAGTTCACAAAAGTTTATGCCAGCAAATACTCCAGCTCCGGGTTATGACGAGTTACGTAAACAAGCTATTAAAGAATACAATTACATATATACTGGAAAAAATCTTGATATTTTAGATTTTGATATTACTATTGCTAACAGTTTTTTCCAAAAGTTTGCCGCTGACGGTGGTAATAACAGCCAGGACGTGGTTACTCAAGCCGAACAAGGTACTGTAGATGGAAACGATACAGAATTAAAACCATTAGAGGGTACAGCAACAGTTACTCCGGGGTCAACCGGTAGTAAAACACTACCAGTTGGAACTGCAACAGATTCTGATAAACTTGGTGGCGGTGGTGCTGAAACAAGTGCAACTCGTAGAGCTCGACAGTTCCATGAGGCACTATCAGAAGGTGCAGACATGATTGAAGTTGATATGAAAATCATGGGCGATCCCTATTACCTCGGAGACAGTGGCATGGGCAATTATACTGCTTCAAATGACACAGGATATCAAAATATAAACAATGACGGAGCCATGGATGCTCAAAGTAGTGAAGTTGATATCATAGTAAATTTTAGAACACCTGTTGATATTAATCAAGGTGCCGGTATGTATGACTTTGCCGATGACAAGGCATTGTTAAATTTTTCTGGTTTGTATAAAGTTCAAACTTGTACAAGTACCTTCCAGACTGGAAGATTTACACAAACATTACATCTATTAAGAAGAGGCTTGCAGGAAGCCGCCGCACAAAATGCCGAGCTTGCTGCCAAAGCTCGTAGCTTATTCCCAGGCACCGAAGTAATAGATATACCTGACGACCTTAAAGACTTTTTCGGATAATTTAAATGCCAATAGAAACAAGATCAGCTAAACAGCCCGATTCAAAACCAGGTCCCTTTTTGGCCAAGGTAGTAAGTCACCTTGATCCAAAGTACATGGGCGGCCTTGAAGTAGAACTACTACGCCCAGTTGGTAACGATGGGGAAGACGGACAGTTACATCAAGTTAGATATATGAGCCCTTTTGCTGGACAAACTAGTGTTGACTATACCACCGAAGGCGATGACAACTATAATGCAACACAAAAAAGTTATGGCATGTGGATGGTACCTCCTGATGTAGGAACTACCGTGATGATTATTTTTCTTGACGGAGATCCTCGCAAAGGTTATTGGATAGGATGTGTACCAGATGAAAATATGAACTTTATGGTGCCGGGTATTGCCGCAACAAAATACAATGTTGATGGCGATGCAGAACGTGTACCTGTTGCTGAATTTAACAAAAAAATTAATAAAAACGAAGAGGATCCTACAAAGATACTCAAACCTCAACATCCTTTTGCTAAGATACTAGACAAACAAGGACTGCTAAAAGACAGCACTAGAGGTATTACCACATCTAGTGCAAGACGAGAAGCACCTAGTGCAGTATTTGGTATAAGCACTCCAGGACCAATTGACAAACAGTCCGGCGCCACTAAAGGTGAAGTGGGTAAAAAAGATCATAGGATCCCTGGAGCATTTGTTAGCCGTCTTGGCGGAACCACATTTGTCATGGATGACGGCGATGACAAGTTTGTACGTAAAACTAAAGCAAGTGATGGCCCTCCAGATTATGCCGCTGTAGAACAAAAAGAAACTGGCGATCCTACCATACCTCATAACGAACTTGTTCGTATTAGAACACGAACTGGTCATCAGATACTACTACACAATAGCGAAGATTTAATTTATATTGGAAATGCCAACGGCACAACATGGATAGAATTAACTAGTAATGGTAAAATTGACATCTATGCTAAAGATAGCATAAGCGTTCATACAGAAAATGATCTTAATTTTACAGCTGATAGAGATATTAATTTTAATGCCAAAGGAAATATCAATTTAAATGCTACACAAGGCATTTTTGCTACAGCCGCAAAAACATTTGATATTAAAGCAGGAACAGATGGAAAGATTCAAGCTGTTGCTAATTTAAATTTAAAAAGTGCGCATCATATTGAAACAGCTAATGCCATCGACATGAATGGCCCGGCAGCCGCCGCCGCTACTGCCGCAAAAATACCAGCAAGAGTTCCAACATTTGAGCCTTGGAATGGTCACGAAAATTTAGATCCTACTGCCTGTACTCCTACTAAGACTAAAGCAGTTGCGGCCCCAGCCACCGCCGCAGATCCGGCGTTCTTTAAAAAATATACAACAACAACAGATACATTTGAAAAAATCAAACCACCTACACCTGAGGATCAACAATAATGAGTTCAAGCGCCAAACTTTATGATAAGATAGTACTAACACCATCTGCTAGAAATCAGGATATTCCAGGTCCTAAGACATATAAAGGTTTTAGTACTGTTAACGGTCAAACAGAAAATTTTAGTTTATTTGATCTAGAACTAATCAAGCAAGACATACTTAATCACTTTCATACACGCCAAGGCGAGCGTCTAATGAATCCCACATTTGGTACAGTTATCTGGGATATTTTATTTGAACCCTTGACAGAAGATTTAAAAGCCGCCGTGGCCAAAAACGTCCAAGACATTATTAATTATGATCCAAGAGTAAAAGCTGATCAAGTAACCATTACTAGCTACGAAAGCGGTATACAAATAGAATGTGTATTGACATATTTGCCATACAATATCAGTCAAAGTATGCAGTTAAGATTTGATCAAGCCAACGGTCTACTTGGAAAATAAACTACGTAGTTAATTATATCCGATAAATATGTAAAATAGGAACGAATATGTCATCAACAGATAGACAAAATAGATTATTAGTAGCAGAAGATTGGAAGAAAGTCTACCAGTCTTTCCGTAATGCGGACTTCCAAAGTTACGACTTTGAGAATTTGCGCCGCACGATGATTACTTACATCCGCCAGAATTATCCAGAAGACTACAACGATTACATTGAATCTAGCGAATATCTTGCATTAATTGATCTTATTGCGTTCTTGGGACAAAGTATTGCGTTCCGTGTTGATCTAAATGCTCGTGAAAACTTTTTAGAACTAGCAGAACGTCGAGAAAGCATTTTGCGCCTAGCAAGATTGTTGAGCTATAATGCTAAACGTAATATTCCAGCAAGCGGATTTTTAAAATTTACCAGCATCAAGACCACACAAAATGTATTAGATTCTAATGGTAGAAACCTTGCCGGACAGTTAGTAGTATGGAATGATCCAGCAAACAGTAATTGGTACGATCAGTTTATTAAAGTAATGAACGCAGGCTTACCAACAACTGGACAATTTGGTAATCCAGACGACAAAGCAACAATTAACGGGATACCTACAGAGCAATACAGATTCCAAGGAGCAAATACTGATGTTCCTGTTTATACCTTTAGCAAAACAGTTGACGGTAGAACAATGACTTTCGAAGTAGTGTCAACAACATTCAAAGGCGAAACATATCTGTATGAAGAAGCACCATCAATTGGTAATCATTTAAGTTTTGTATACAGAAATGATGGCCGCGGATCGTCAAGTCCTACATCAGGATTTTTCCTACATTTCCGTCAAGGCACTTTGAATCAAGGTACATTTACAATCAATCAACCAAGTAATAATGAAAGTATTGACATTGATGCTGTTAATACAAATGACGAAGATGTATGGTTATATAGACTAGATCAAAACGGAGTTGAAAAAGAACTATGGGCTAAAGTTCCAAGTTTTGAAGGTAACAACATCATTTATAATAGCCTAAAAAAGAATATTAAAAATATCTATGGTGTTGTAACACGAGCAGGTGACAGGATTAGTCTAGTGTTCAGTGACGGCACATTTGGCAGTTTGCCATTGGGCACGTTTAGAACATATTACAGAACTAGTAACGGTTTAACTTATACTATCAATGCAAAAGATGTTAAAAATATTACCATTGATGTGCCTTATACTTCTAATGTTGGTCAACGAGAAACATTGACAATTACGTTAGGTCTACAGACATCTATTAATAATTCTTCCCCAACAGAATCAAACGACTCAATTAAGACCAAAGCTCCTCAAACTTATTATACACAAAATCGTATGATAACAGGTGAGGATTACAATATTAGTCCATTGAGTGCAAGCCAAGATGTGGCAAAAGTAAAAGCAATGAACCGCTCAAGTAGCGGTATTAGTCGTTATTTTGATCTAATAGATCCAACAGGAAAATATAGTTCAACTAATCTGTTTGCAGACGATGGGGTGGTATATCAAGAAGAATATACTGATAGTTTTAGATTTAATTATGTAACTAAAACTGACATTGAATCTATCATCTATAATAAAGTGTTAGATGTAATCAAAGCATCTGCATTGAGAAATTATTACTATGGTAAATTTAATATTATTTCAACTACTGATTTGAACATCGAATGGATACAAGTAACCAACGACACTAATGAAAGTACTGGGTATTATCAGTCAACTCTAGATAGCGCCAAACGAGCTGTTGGTACATATAGCCAAGACACATTAAGATATGTGGATACTGGTTCTTTGATTAAATTTACAGCGCCATCTCTAGGAGATGTACAACAATATTTTCAAACAGATAAAAATAACGCTTATACATCAATACAGGCAATTAACACAACTAAAGAAATATGGGCAACTGTTATTAGTGTGTCAGGCGACGGCACAGCAGCCGGTACTGGAATATTATCAAGTGGTCGAGGACCAGTGGTATTGAATACAGTAATTCCTGAAGGTGCAGTACTAACACAAATTGTACCTAAGTGGAGAACGTCATTAGACAGTGGTATTATTACCACAATGATCAATTTGATATTTTCTAACAAACCATTTGGCCTGCGCTATAATATTGATACAGCTAGTTGGACTATTGTATTTGAAACTAACTTAGATGCTAAGTCTGAATTTAGCTTGGGCAAACAAGGTGACTCTTCAAATCAGCAACTAGATTCGAGCTGGTTAATCTTATTCACAACTGACAATGAATACTACACAGTAAAATCACGTTTGTTAAGATATGTATTTGAAAGTGCCGCTAAGGTTCGTTTTTACTTTGACGACAGCAAAAAAATATATGACAGTAAAACAAATTTAATCGTAAAAGATAGAATTAAAATTTTAAATATTAATACACAGCCAGCTCCGGCTACTGTACCGTTCTATGTTAATGCAGACTGGGAAATAACAAAATCTTTTAAAGGATTGGACGGTTACTTAGATACTAAAAAAGTAGAAATTACTTTTGCCGACGATAATGAAGACGGTATTGTAGATAATCCAGATATATTTAAAAATCTTGTATATCCAGTGACTGATAATAGTCCATTGAGTCGATACATAGTTTTACAAAAATATCTAATTGAACAAGGCCAAGAAGATTACAAATATGTAGATAATCTAACCAACATTGTTCAGATTTTATCAACAGAAGCGGATGCATATCAAGTTCAAGGCGGTTTAAATTCTTGGACAAACGGACAATATTTTTATTTTGTAGACAAAAAAGTTGTAAAGAAATTAATGTCAGGAGTACTAGTAGCTAGTTTAGATTACAAAGTGTATTCTGGTCGAGACAAAATTAAATTTCAATATGTTCATAGTGCCGATTACGAAACTAGAATTGATCCTGGATTGAGCAATATCATTGATGTGTTTGTTTTAACAAAGAATTATGACATACAATTTAGACAATGGATAACTGGCAGCAGAGTTTACGAACCGCTAGCACCAAGTTCAGATGCGTTATATAGCGTATTGGCACCAAGTTTAAATTTGATTAAATCTATTAGTGATGAAATTATCTATCATCCTGTAAAATACAGAGTATTATTTGGCCCCAAAGCCAATGCCGATGTACAGGCAGTTTTTCGAGTTGTAAAAAACACCTCACAAGTATCAAGTGATAATGAAATTAAAACAAATGTGTTGATTGCAATCAATCAATTCTTTTCATTAGAAAATTGGGACTTTGGTGATACTTTCTATTTTTCAGAACTTGCAACTTATGTAATGAATAATTTAGCACCATCAATTACTAACTTTGTTATTGTTCCAAGATCTGGAAATTTATCATTTGGTAGTTTTTACGAAATCAAAGCGGAAAGAGATCAGCTGTTTATCAGCGGAGCAACTGTTGACGACATTGAAATTATTTCTGGTATTACTTCTAGTAACATTCAATCTAGCGGTAATGCTGTAACATCGCCAACAGCAACAGCTCAACAAACTATTACTAGTGCGCCAAGCGGGGAATAAATGCCTACAACACAAAATGAATACCCATTGCCATCAAATGGTAATAACAAGTTTAAAACTTCTGGGTTAGTCCCACGCTTCTACAGAACTGACAGCAATAAAAAGTTTTTACAAGCAACACTTGACCAGCTGGTACAACCAGGTGTGGTTAAAAAAATTAATGGATATATTGGTAGACAAAATGCCAAATCTAGTATTGGTACCGATATATTTGTATCTACTACAGATGATGACAGAAAGAATTATCAATTAGAACCAAGTTTAACAGTTACTGACACATTAGGAAATGTTGATTACTATAAAGATTATATTGATTACATAAATCAGTTATCAGTATTTGGAGCAAATGTTAGTAATCATGAAAGACTAAATCGTCAAGAGTTTTATTCATGGAATCCTCATATTGATTGGGACAAGTTTGTTAACTTCCAGCAATACTACTGGCTACCATATGGGCCTGATGTTATTGATGTTTACGGACAGCAACGTGCCATTGAAAGTACATTTACTGTAGCAGTTGAGGACGAAGGGGACGTTAAAGAATATTTGTTTACTCCTAACGGACTAACTCGTAATCCAGTACTAAAATTGTACAGGGGCCAAACTTATTACTTTGAAATTAACAGCCCAGGCGAGCCATTTAGTATTAAAACAGATAAAACAGTTGGAAATACCAATAGATATCATTGGGGCTTAGACACATCTTATGCTATTGAAAAAGGAACAATGAAATTTACAGTTCCTGATGATGCACCAAACATTTTATTCTATGTCAGTGAAAATGATGCAAACTTAGGCGGTGTATTCAAAGTATACGACATCAAAGAAAATACTGCCATAGATGTTGAAATGGATCTGTTAGGTAAGAAAACTTATAAGTTACCTAACGGCACACCATTAAGCAATGGAATGAAATTGCGATTTAGGGGCAATGTTACTCCAGCAAAGTATGCTAGTGATTTATTTTATGTTGAAGGTGTAGGAACAAAAATACACTTAGTTGCAGAAAAAGATCTTGAAATTATTTCTAATTATTCTGATTCGTTCTCAGTACCGTTTGACGATACAGGGTTTGATGGATTCCCGTTTGATGTTGCAAGTTCATACTCTAACAAAAAAGATTATGTGTTAATTAATAGAGCAAGCAAAGATAGAAATCCATGGAGTCGTTATAATCGTTGGTTCCACAAAGATGTTATTGATACCAGTGCGGCATATAACGGAAAAATTTCAAGTATTGACCAGACTTCTCGAGCCATTCGTCCTATTATTGAATTTCAAGCAGGATTAAAATTATTTAATTTTGGAGTAGAAGCAGTTGTCGACGTTGATCTAATTGACACTTATACAATAGATGCATTTTCAACTATTGAAGGACAGTTGGGGTATACAGTTGACGGTATACAGTTAGTCAATGGTCATAGAATCTTATTTGTTGCAGACACTGATATTCTAGTTAAAAATAAAGTATTCCGAGTAGAGTTTATTGAAATAACTCCTCCAGGAGAAAATCGTCGTAGACAAATTAGACTAGTTGAAGAAACTTCGCCAGCATTTTATCAAACAGCATTAATCAAATACGGATTGAAAAATTCTGGATTAACGTATTGGTATAATGGTTCTGCTTGGATCAAAGGTCAAGTAAAAACTTATATCAATCAAGCTCCTTTGTTTGATGTATTTGATGCTGACCGTTATAGTTTTAGTGATACTTCAATATATGACGGATCAACATTTGCTGGAACAAAATTATTTTCATATGCTGTTGGCGCTGGCACAGCAGACAGTGAATTAGGTTTTGCATTAAAGCATAAAAATATTAATAATGTTGGCGATATTCTTTTTAACTTTAATTTGTTAAATGATACTTTCATTTATAAAACATTAGTTGACGTTAAGACTATTACTACTAACATTGGTAGTCTAATCAAAGCAGACGGTTTATCTTTAATTAACTATGTTAATGGATGGGAAATCAGTAACGCAACTCGTTATCAGCCAGTAGTTCGGATTTATAAAAACAGTCAAAAATTTAATAATTTTGATCTTGATGTCTATAGCGACCTTGAGAATCTTGACGACCTTGAAGTTAGAGTTTATGTCAACGGTAAAAGACTCGATAAATCAAAATGGTCTTTAGTTACTGGATCTCTATACAAGAAAATAGTATTAAACAACGATATTACCAATACCGATGTACTGACTATAAGATCATTTACTAAACAACCTAAAAACAATAATGGGTATTATGAAATTCCTGTTAATTTACAAAACAATCCTTTAAACAATGACATAGGACAATTTACACTAGGTGAAGTAATAGATCATGTTGACAGTATTATTGATAACTTGTCAACATTTACAGGATCATATCCTGGCTTTGGCAATTTAAGAGATTTAGGAAACATAAGTCCTTACGGTACTAGATTTGTACAGCATAGCGGAGCCATGCCGTTGTCAATGTATCATATTACTTCAAAGAACAGTAATATTATTAAAGCTCTTCAAGAAGCTCGAGATGACTACGGTAAGTTTAAAAGAGAATTTATTTTATCAGCTGAAAACTTAGGAATTGATACAGACACAATAAAATTTATTGAATTGGTTCTTGCCGACATTAATAAAAATAAACCAAAAACTGCTCCGTATTATTTTAGTGATATGGTTCCGTATGGTTCTGCAACAGTTACAAATATTACTGTAGTTGATTACAGAACAACAACATATCCGCTATCAACTAATTTTACATTATCTACGCTTACACCTCAAGCAGTATTGATATATGTTAATAATGTTCAACTAGTGCATGGCATTGATTATACTTTTGATGGTACAGGATTTGTAGTCATCAATTCTTCTAAGCTAGTCAACGACGACATTATAACCATAGTTGAATATGAAAATACCGATGGTTGTTTTATTCCATCGACTCCAACTAAACTAGGATTATATCCAAAGTACGAACCTAAAATTTATCTAGACACAAGTCTAGTAAATCCAGTTTGGGTAATTCAAGGACACGATGGAAGTATCACTGCGGCATATGGAACGTACGGTGTTAATGGTACACCAGATTATAGAGATGCATTATTATTAGAATTAGAAAAAAGAATTTTTAATAATATAAAAGTTGATTACAATCCTGACTTATTTGACATACACGATTATATTCCAAGATATAATGTTAATTCAGATTATTCCTTAGACGAATTTAATGCAATCCTTGCTCCAAATTTTTATCAGTGGATGACACTGATTGACAGAGACTTTACCAAACCTACAGGATATAATAACCTTAATCCGTTTACATTTAACTATGTAGGACACTATACACCTGATGGTAGAAATGCTCCGGGTTATTGGAGAGGAATCTATCGTTGGTTGTTTGACACAGATCGACCACATTTGTGCCCATGGGAAATGCTAGGATTTAGTATTGAACCTTCATGGTGGACAGAAGTATATGGTCCGGCACCATACACTTATAATAACTTTGTGATGTGGCAAGATATCAGTGAAGGTGCAATTAAAGAACCTGGCAAACCAGTACTCAGACTTCCTAAATATGCAAGATCGTATTTGCTTGATTGTATTCCAGCAAATGAAAATGGTCTGCTACGAGACCCAATTGAAGCAAATATTGTTCAAGGTGTTCTAACAAATAGTATCTCAGATGATTTTATCTTTGGTGATGGTACTCCGGTAGAGACTGCGTGGAGACGTAGTAGTTACTATCCATTTACATTAATAGCATCTTTAATCTTAACACGACCGTCAGAGATAATGGGTCTATTGTTTGATAGATCTAGAATTGTAAGAGACTTGTCAGGACAAATAGTATACAAAGATACACAAGTAAGAACTAAACTGTCAAGTGTAGTTTTACCAAATTTATATGCAGATGCATCTAGAATACAAACATCAGGTTTAATTAACTATTTGATTGATTATATTCAAAGCGATAATTTAAAATCTCTTACCCAGTATCGATATGATTTAGAAAATTTAAATGTCCAATTATCTTATAGAATTGCTGGTTTTACTGAAAAAGAAAAATTTAATTTATTGCTAGACAGTAAAAATCCAACAGCAGTTGGAGGAGTATTTGTACCTCAAGAAAATTATTCTATAGTTCTTAACACAAGCTCTCCAGTTAAGAAAGTAACATATAGTGGCGTATTAATTACAAAAACGCCAGGCGGCTATGAAGTCAAAGGGTACAGTCCAAGCAGTCCATATTTTACATATTTCCCTTACATACGTCAAGGTTACATTATCAATATTGGTGGCATAAGTGAAACTTATTCTTTATGGGATATAAACAAACAATATCTTGCAGGAAAAATTGTTAAAGCTGGTCAAACTTATTATCGTGTAGCAGTGACTCATACATCGACTACTGAGTTTCAATCAGAATATTTTGTAAAACTTCCAGGACTTCCTATGATTGGCGGCCAGGATGCTTATATTAGAACAGAATGGGATACCACTTCGCCTATCGTTGTTCCTTACGGATCAAGATTTAGAACCGCACAAGAAGTTGTTGATTTCTTATTAGGTTATGGTGCCTATCTAGAATCTATTGGGTTTGTGTTTAACAATTACAACAAAAATTTAAATGCAGTTACTAACTGGGAAACTAGTGCTAAAGAATTTTTATTCTGGACTACTCAAAACTGGTCCGGTGGCGCAGTGGTTGATTGGACAGAAAAGACCAAATATATAAAAGGCGACTTAATACGATACCAGAAAGAGTATTATCGAGTAATCAAAAGCCTATATTCGGGCGACGAGTTTAACAGAGAATTTTACGAAAATATAGACGAGCCTAACAGTGTAGGAGCCAGTGTTATTGCACTAAGCCCTTCTGCTACATCTTTAATACTAAAATTAGATCGTGCAGTTGTAGAAGATGTCACTGATGCATTTAATGGTTACGAATTTTTTAGACCAGACGGCCAGAAATTAGAACCTGAATTTATTAATTCATATCGTGAAGACAACACAGTTGAATACACACCATCGGATGTATTTGGTATATTTGGTGCAACATTCTATCTAATACAAAAAGAACATGTTTTATTACTAGATAATACTACTCTGTTTAACGATACAATCTATGAGCAAACTACCGGATACAGACAAGAAAAAATAAAAATTTCTGCCTATATATCAATGGACTGGACTGGCGGATTTGATATTCCAGGATTTATTTACGACCAAGCATTAATTAAAAATTGGGAACCCTGGACTGATTATAATTTAGGGGACATTGTAAAATATAAAGAATTTTATTATGCATCAAACAATTTCCTTCCTGGTACAGAAGAATTTAATTCTGCTGATTGGAATAAACTATCTTCTAAACCTAAGAGTCGTATGCTACCAAACTGGTCTTATAAGGCAGAGCAGTTTACAGATTTCTACAGTTTAGACAGTGATAATTTTGATGTTGGCCAACAAAAAATGGCACAACATCTTATTGGTTATCAAAAGCGTCAATATCTTGAGAACATCATAAAAGATGACATAAGTGAATACAAATTCTATCAAGGTATGATTATTGAAAAAGGCACACAAAATGTATTGAATAAACTATTCGATGTGTTAAGTGCTGACAATTTAGAAAGTATTAAATTCTTTGAAGAGTGGGCTATACGAGTTGGTGACTACGGAAGCTCAAGCTCATATGACGAATATGAATTTGTTTTAGATGAAGCGTTGTTTAAATTAAGTCCACAGCCTTATGAGCTAGTAAATTTAAAAACTGAAGTATTAGATTTTACAATTAGACAAACACCTAACGATGTCTATCTAAAACCTTTAGGATACAACAGCAATCCTTGGCCTGTCTTAGATAATTATATTCCGTTTTTAAGAACTCCGGGTTATGTACGTTTAGAAGATGTTGCAAGAAATTATGACACTATTAGTGAAGTTTTATTAGAAGACCCAATCACATTAGTAGAAGGTAGTTATTTGTGGTGTGCGTTTGACACTTCAAAATTGTTTAATAACAAACCAAAAATTTGGAGTGTATATAGGGTAACTAGACCTGCATGGTCAGTGTCTGCTCTAGTCTATGACAACAACTCACAACAATTAACTATTACAACAACTATAAATCATCATTTAAGTGCAGGAGACATTGTTATCCTAAACAACACTCCTGCTAATATTGCGGCCTATCAATTAGATCCAGTGGCTAATCCGTTGCCGTTCACTGGAGCAGTTGGTGCGTTTAGAGTTAATTTTGTTGTTGATGGTACTAACTTTATACTATACAATATACTATCGGCAAATTATCCTGATCCTGATACAAACATTGCATCAAATATAACGCCGTATGTTATTACAGAACAGCGTATACCATCACCAAGATCAATTGATGATGCTAATCTTTATATTCCGTCAAGACTGCAAGTTAACGAACTGTTGTGGGTTGACGATAATGGAAATAATCAATGGACAGTCTATCAGCATAATAATGTTTATGCTCCTAGCACATTTAATAATTCGTCACCGTCAGACCTACAAGCATATGGCAAAACCATTGCCGCAGATGCCGCTTCTCAAATAGTGGCAATAGCAACAGGTAAAGACCAAGTACTAATATACAAAAAAGCTGGTATCAAGACAAAGTGGATCCAACAGCAAACAATTATATTGAGTGCAGGTTCAGTCACAGTGCCAACAGGGCATTTTGGCGATACTTTGGAATTAAGCCCAGACGGAATTTGGTTAGTCATTGGTTCTCCACGAGCAAATGCTGGTTATGCTAATCAAGGTATAATTTCTATCTATAAGAGAGATGCCAACGGTGAGTATATTCTTGCTAGAAACATAACAAATCCAAATACACATGCCAGTGGATACTTTGGCAGTACGATTAAGTTTAGTGGTAACACTAATTTATTTGTTACAGAAACAAATCAGGTCTATCAAATATCTTATCAGTCAAACACTTGGACCTTAAACCCTGTGGCTATCACCCAAGCTAACACAAGCCAGTTTGGCGCTGCCATTGCCGCTTCAGGTGACGGAGCCATGATAGCAATCAGTGATCCAGCAAGTACTATAGCAGTATTCCCGTATATGTTAGTCAATGGAATATTTCAACCATTAACTCCTCTAAGCAGTGACCAATCTAATTCACAATTTGGTGTGAGTATTGCGTTGTCAACAACTGGTGAGTTTTTAGCAGTTGGTAGCAGTTACTATGATTATACAAATCCAGATGTTTCAATGGTGAATGAAGGCAAGGTATCTGTATTTAAAATGGGTGATACTGCTTATGCTACAACTCCTGTACAAATCATTAAGAGCAGAAATCCAGAAAATAATGAATTATTTGGAACTAAAATTGCTTTCATGAATGACTACAGTACCTTGGTAATTTATAGTCTAAATGGTGACAGCGTAGATCCTATAACATTTGCACCTAGTGTTAATTCTGGTAGAATTGACATTTATGATGTGTATAATACTACTTGGATTTATGGCGAAAGTATTATCTCTACTGATGCACACTCAGCAGGGTTTGGCACTGGCTTCAGCGTTACTAACAACCATGTGTTTGTTTCTGCACCACAAGAAGTTATCAGCGGCTACGAGGCCGGAGCTGTTTATGACTATCAGAAACCAGCTGGTGCAACGTCTTGGTCTGTTTATAGACAAGAACAACCAAAGATTGATCTTCAAAAGATTAAGAAAATATTCATTTATAATAAAAAAATAAATGAACTAATTGACTATATTGATATTATTGATCCTCTACAAGGAAACATTGCCGGTATTGCTGATCAAGAAATCAAGTTTAAAACTTATTACGATCCTGCAATATATTCTACAGATTCTGTGAATCCATTAGTAAACAAAGACAACGGTATGCAATGGACTTCAAAAAATGTAGGTACTCTATGGTGGGATTTGACTAGAGCTAAATTTATTGACCCATATAACGGTGATGTCATTTATAGAAATGCTAATTGGAATACTTTATATCCTACAGCAAGTATAGATATCTACGAGTGGGTAGAATCACTAGTTAAGCCTAGCCAATGGGATGCGCAGGCCGATACCGTTGCTGGCATTGCCCAAGGATTTAGTGGAACATCGTTGCACGGTGATTCGGCATATAGTGTAAAACAAAATTATGACATTACAGCAAAAGTAATAAAATCAACTTATTATTTCTGGGTAAAAAATAAAACCATTGTTCCTAATGTTGCAAATAGAAACTTATCTGCACTAGATGTTGCTGACCTAATTGCAAACCCTAAAGGCAATATGTATCCTTACATAGCCTTTACTGGCACTAATAGTTTTAGTCTTGCAAATATTAAACAACATCTAGTACATACTGATGTTCACTTGTTAGTAGAGTTATGGACATCAGATGACTATGATATAAACGAACACAGCCAGTGGGCAATTATTAGCAATGATACTAATTCTACATTGCCGCCGCAAATAGAATCTAAACTTATTGATAGCTTGTGCGGTAAAGATCAAGCTGATAGAGTTGTTCCTGACTTGTCATTGCCACCAAAAGCACGATATGGTATTGAGACAAGACCTAGACAAAGTATGTTCATTAATCGATTTGAAGCCTTAAAAGAATATGTCGAACGAGTGAATAGCGTGTTGCTGTCTTACACTGTGGTTGAAGATAGAGATATTTCTGATCTAAGTTCTTACGAAGCATTGCCTAGCACTATTACTGGGTTATACGATACAGTGGCCGATACTGAAGCAGAATTACGTTTTATTGGAACTAGTACATTTAAACCAGCTACATTAACAGCAGTAATTACTGACGGAAGAATAACTGGAGTTAAAATTGTTGATGCTGGACAAGGTTATGTCAATGCACCATATATTGATGTTACTAGTCACTCTGGTGTTAATGCAACAATTAAATCAGTACTAAATGCCCGAGGCCAAATAACTTCTGTGATTATAGAAAATCCAGGAGAAGGTTATGACGATAGATCAGATATTTTAAATAATCCATATACACAACTGTCAGTAAGAAGTCTGTCTGCGTTAGTAAAAACGGATACAGGAGCGAACGGAGTATGGAGTATATATTCATACGATCCCGGCACATATACTTGGTCTAGAATTAGAAGCCAATCTTATGATGTAAGAAAATATTGGTCTTATGTAGATTGGTATGCTACTGGTTACAATCAGTTTGATGCTGTTGACTATTCTGTTGATGCAACATATTTGTTAAATTCTATTAATCCATCTATTGGACAACTAGTAAAAGTTAAATCTGTAGGCACTGGCGGCTGGTTACTATTAGAAAAATATGCCGATAGTACTTCAATTGATTTTACACAAAGCTACAGAATTGTTGGCAGACAAAACGGAACTATACAATTAATCAGCTCACTTTATAAATTTACTAACACTAATTTAGGATACGACGGTCCGTTGTATGATGGCGACAGTTATGACAACACGGCTGCTAAAGAATTACGTATAATTTTAACTGCATTAAAAGATAAAATCTTAATTGATGATTTAAAACAAGAACACTTAGATGCGTTCTTTGCGGCATTACGATATGCATTTAGCGAGCAAACATATATTGATTATGCTTTCAAAACAAGTTTTGTAAGAGCACAACATAATGTTGGTCCGTTAAAAGAAAAAGTAACATACAATAACGATAACTTAACAGACTTTGAAGATTACATCAACGAAGTTAAACCATATAGAACAAAAGTTAGAGAATTTGTAAGTTCTTATACTGGTATTGATAACACAGAATCTGTAATTACAGATTTTGATGTTCCTTCAATTTACGTTGATAACAAACTAGAATCAATTTATACTAGTACAGTTGACGGAAAGATAACCAGTAATTATTCTAGAATACTTGACTATCCATGGAAACATTGGTTAGATAATGTTGGATTTGAAGTCACTGAGATTAGAATTATCAATGGTGGTAGCGGTTATTTGTCAGCTCCTCAAGTTAATATTATCAATGACAGTGGTTCTGGAGCTGTGGCAAAAGCCTATATCAGTAATGGAGTGGTAAACAGAATTGTTCTATTATCTAAGGGCAGTGGTTATCTTAAAGCACCAACTATTTCTTTTGATGGTGGGCTTAATGTAGGCGGCAAGCCTGCCAAAGCTGTGGCAATTATAGGCGACTCTAAGATTCGTTCAAACTTGATACAAGTTAAATTTGATCGAGTTTCTGGACAATATTTTATTACTAAATTACAAGAAACTGAAACATTTATCGCCAGTGGTAGTCAACTGACTTTTAACTTAAAATGGGCACCAAGAATTACACAAGGTGATGCTAGTATTAAGATCAATGGTATTGATGCATTATATGGCACATATAGTTTAGCTGTTAAGAAAAGTATTTCTAGAGGATATACCAGCTATTATGGCACATTAACATTTACTAGTCCGCCTACCAAAGGCGCCACAATTACAATCACATATATCAAAGACTTTCCGTATTTGTCAGCCGCAGATAGAATTAATTATTATTATAATCCAGGAACTAAAGAACTTGGCAAGGATCCTGCACAGCTTATGCAAGGTGTAGACTATGGTGGTGTACAAATAGTTGGTCTAGGATTTAGTGTTCCTAAAGGTTGGAATAGTTTACCATGGTTTACAGACGGATGGGACGCTCTTGATCCAACGTTTGAAGATTATATTATTTTGATCAATGCAGATAACAATGGTCATGCATTTACGTTACCTTATACTCCCAAAGCCGGCGAACAGATTAATGTTTATATTTCAAGATATGATAACGTTACTCATAAAAATGTGCCTGGTATTAGATTAGATGACTTGCATTATCCAGGCGTTCCAATGCTAGATAAACCAACAGTTATTATGCAAACATTTGTTGGCGATGGTACTACCAAGACTATAAATCTTCCAACTTCTTTAGTGATTAATATCAATGATGAAGTTATTTTTAGAAAGTCAACCAGTGACGGTAGTATCAAACCGTTAGAAAACGATTATGACACAAGCCTAAGTGGTGGCGATTTGGCTTATTCAAGCGCCACAGGTTTAGTTGCAGATGATATTATTGTTGACGGTGACGGATTGGTCACAGCAAATACTAGTCATGGACCTGAAGAAGTTGTGCCTGGACAAATTGTTGATACTTTAGCTATTAAAGTAACAACACGACCAAATGACGGAAGCGCCAATATAAGTTATAACAATTATGTTTATAATGGATCTACATTGGCTTACCCCTTAGGATTAACTCCTAATAGTCCGCAGGCTGTGGCAGTATTGTTCTCTAATCTAAAACGTCCGCTGGTTATTGACATTGATTATACAGTTGATTACAAAAATCAATTGGTTAATTTAATAACTGTTCCTAGAGTTAATGCAGTAATATCTGTGATCACTTTTGGATACTCGGGTGCTGGTTTATTAGAAACAGACTATTTCATAGCCGACGGAAAAACTAACGAATATATTACTGGAGCATCTTGGCCTGCCAATGGTGTAAACGGTATTGTTTATGTTAATGGGCAAGCGGTTCCTTACGAATTGTTTAAGACCGATGACACATATTCGTCAGCTAATTTAGTGGGCATTCGTTTTACTAGCAAGATTACTAAAAATTATTTGATCAACTATGCTATTGTAAACTCTAGTGAAAATTCTTTCAGTGTAATGAAATCTGAAACATTTACAGCGGACGGTGCCACAACAACATTTAATTTAAAAAATAAAATTGGAGATGCTTTACCATTAGAATCAAACATGATTGTTTATTCTGATCATGATAATTCTGTATACAGCACTCCAAGCGGTACTTATTATATTGTAGAAAACAATCAACTAGAATATAGTGTTCCTGTTGGCAGAACTCCGCCGTATAGTGTTGATGCAGTTAATGTTAATGTGCTTATTGATGGAAAAATTTTAAATCAAGGTAAAGATTATTCTTTAGACTTGTCTGTAATTTCTATCAAACTATCACAAAAAACTTATAATGCCAATGTTGGTAAAGAAATAGTAATATCTATCAACACAACTAATTCATATACTAGCAATGGTACATCAATTACTTTTAATACAGCTCCATCTGCCGGTACACGTCTAACAGTATTATCTTTCTACAAGCATGATTCTTTAGATATCAAACGCACCGGCCTACTAGTTACAAACAATGTTGAAGTAACGCCAGATACTGTTCAGTATTATGAACATATTGAAGTATATGGTAAGCGTATTAGATTAGATTTACCAGTGGTAAATGATGCTAGAGTTTGGATAACAAAGAACGGTAAATTGCTACAACAAAGTATTGATTACAAATTAAATTCCGACTTGGCATCAGTTCAGCTATCAGACGAACCAGTAAACGGTGATAAATTTACTATTATGACATTTGGTAGTAATGTTGTTCGTAGTGCGTTTAGCTTTATGCAATTTAAAGATATGCTAAATCGTGATCATTACAAACGACTAAGTCGTTTCCG